AGAAATCTAGGTTTGTAAAAGAAAAATCTAAGATTCCAGTATCAGTTACATGGGAAGGCGGTATTGCACCTTACGGCGGATTGTTAGAAGTTGGTTTAGCTGGCGGATATGTAACCAAACCAAATGTTGGTTGGTATGCTAGAGTCGATAGAGAAACTGGCGAAATAGCAGAAGCTAAAGTTAGAGAAAAAGATACTATGACCAAAAAGTTTTGGGATCCAATCTTTAAAGAAACTGATTTTAAAGAATTTGTAAAATCGTATTATTCCATTGGCCATAAGCCATTATTAGATGTTGAAATTGATTTAGAAGAAGACACTGTACAAGAGAACTAGAATGTTGTATAATATAACCGATGATGATTTTAAAATAGTAGAAAATGCTGCAAGTGAGTTCTACTCAATAAAATTATTAGCCGGAAAATGGAAAGATGTTATATTCACATACGGAGCCGTTTCAGTCAAAGAAGATAAAGCAAACGATACAGCAACTTTATCTTTTAACTGGCAACTAAACGACTCCGCAGAATGTGAACCTGACGATTTAACAAATAACGAAGAGTTCCAAAATTATCTAGGTGCTTTATTGCAATATATAATTACGGACTCTTTACAAACTAAGGACGCACAGATTGGAACTGCAAACACACATATTAAATCATCTAATACATAACGAAGAGTTTTGTAGAAGAGTTGTACCATATTTAAGAAAAGACTATTTTGAAGGAAGTAATAAAATAGTCTTTGACTTAATTGTTAAGTTTGTAGCTAAGCATAATAAAATACCAACTGATAAAATATTAGAACTTGAGCTTGGTAAAATATCTGCACCTGACGACATTATGTTAGGAGCTACAAATGTAATCAATGAAATAAAAGCTAAATCAGATGTTGATACTGAGTATCTTATCGCAGAAGCGGAAAAATGGTGTAGAGATAGAGCAGTGTATAATGCCATAATGGAAAGTATACAAATCATTGATGGCAAAGATAAAGATAGAAGCGAAGGCTCAATACCAGAAATATTATCAGATGCACTCGGTGTATCTTTTGACCAAGAAATCGGCCATGATTATATCGATAATTCTGATGACCGATTTGATTTTTATAATAAAACAGAAAATCGTATACCTTTCGATTTAGATTACTTCAATAAAATTACAAAAGGCGGATTACCAAATAAAACATTAAATATAGCTTTGGCTGGGACTGGTGTAGGTAAATCGTTATTTATGTGCCACTGTGCCGCATCAGTCCTAGAACAAGGCAAAAATGTTTTGTACATAACAATGGAAATGGCTGAGGAACGTATCGCTGAAAGAATCGATGCTAACCTTATGGATTTACCAATACAACAATTAGAGTCTTTACCTAAAAATGTATTCGATACAAAAATTGGTAAGATTGCAAAAGGAACAATTGGTAAATTAATTGTAAAAGAGTACCCAACTGGTGCAGCTCATACAGGCCATTTTAGAGCTTTACTAAACGAATTAAAGCTAAAAAAGAACTTCGCACCAGATATAATTTATGTGGATTATTTAAATATTTGTGCATCAAGCCGCATGAGAGGGCTCGGTGGAAGTATAAATAGTTATTCGTACATCAAAGCAATCGCAGAAGAAATGCGTGGCTTAGCTGTCGAATTCAATGTTCCGATAGTATCGGCAACTCAGACTACAAGGTCAGGGTTCAGTAATACTGATGTCGGTCTAGAGGATACATCTGAATCATTTGGTTTACCAGCTACAGCAGACTTAATGTTTGCTCTTATATCAACGGAGGAACTTGATGAGCTGGGGCAGATAATGGTAAAACAATTGAAAAATCGTTATAACGATCCAACCAAATTCAAACGTTTTGTAATTGGTATAGATCGTTCCCGCATGAAATTATACGATGTAGAGGAGTCGGCTCAGTCAGATATTATGTCTGATATGATACCCGACAAACCAATAAATAAGTTCGGGGACAGAGAAGGCTCTGATCCGTATGCGGACTTTAAAGTATAGGAGAAATATATGGACATGTTACTAAATGTCAAAGACTGGGTTCTAGCTAGACTAGGCGAGAGAACATCTTACGATGGACTATTGCTAATCGGCGGATGTTTATCAGTCATCTTATTTGGCGGATTGGCCAAAATAGCAGCCTGGGTAGGATTAGTCTGGGGTGTATATACTCTGGTCAGAAGTGACTAATATATATAATTTATATTATACGAGGGCTCGAAAGGGCCCTCTCTTTTGTCAAAAAAACATGCATGTTTTTTGCAAAAAACCCTGTACATTTTGGCTTAAACCTGGTACAATTACTATATATTAAAAAAAGGAGTGAAAAATGAGTAATATAATAAACGACCAAATCCTCGAACAGATAGCTGAAGAGGTCAACGAACTATCAGATATAGTAGTTGTAAATGAAGTATTGGATAGACCAGAAGGGTCAGCATCACCAGCTTCAGATTCATGGGACGAGTTCTTTGCGTTCGCAGACATGGATAAATTTAGAGAAGATTTAGTAATGAAAAGATTTGAGGAGATGTCAAGATGAATGAAGCTGATATAAGAGATATGGTCGGAGCACCGACTATGGAAGAGGAGCTCGAAGCACAAGCTAGAGCTGAGAGAAACGAATGTGTATGTGGTACAATTGATTGTGATACTGCGTACTCATGTCATACAATGGGGTATTAATATGAGAACAGATGCTTATGTAATGACTGCACATACAAAAAGTGCTGGTGATATGTTAGAGATAGAAACAATTAGAAAGTCGGTAAAATCTATTAATAAACTCAATAAACGAAAAGAAAAAATAATGAAAAATAGATTTGAGTATGGTTATAGTAAAAACCCACCTCAACAATTGCCAAGATATAGAGTTACTCTACACGGTAGAGGACCTAGAACTAAATACTCTATCTTGGACGATAAAGGATTTAGAGGTTATGATAGAGAATTACCTTTAAAATATGCGGAGAGAATAGATGTCTACATACATGAAAGATCTCAATGGTAATCCTGCTAATGTAGCATATAAAGTTATAGCAACTGGAGAAAAGGAACCAGTTGCAGAATTTATTTTTAAATCATTGAAAGAGGCTTTAGCTTTTGAAATGGGAATGAGGGATAAGAAATACGAAACTACATTGGAGAGAATTAATGTTTGAAATTTATTTTATAATTTTTATTATATGTACATTTGGTTGTGCATGGCAATCTTACGGTATAGGTAAAAAAGTTGGTCTTGAAGAAGGCACAGAAAAAGCCCTTGAAATATTACATGAGAATAAAGTAATATCTTTTGACGAGAAAGGGAATATTGTACCTAATCCATATTTTCGCAATTAAAAACTTATAAATAGATTTATATACTTTTTATAGAGGAAATATATGAAAAGATTTAAATCTCATTTAAAAGAAATGACCAAAAAGGCATTACAGCAAAAAATTGCTGATTTGGACGATAGACTCGATACTCATTCAAATGCCGGTAGAGTCATGAACACTGGCAAATTATCTAGCCAAGAATTTAAAAAATTATTAAAGAAAAAAGTAGCGGATTCAGATGTAAAAATAGTACCACCAAGTACGGGTGCTAATAAATCATCTCAATTTGATTTATTTTCTTTTGAATTAGATGGTAAATCTATGGATATTACTCTATCTAATCCTGTCGCAGGTCGAGGTTCTAAATCGACAGACAAAAACGAAGAGTCTTTAATGTTAGTAATTTCAGCTATGTACGATGGTGCTGATGGTAAAGATGAAATAAAATCCACTGCATTAGAAAAATCAGTATATTCTATATGTGTAGATAAATCTGGTAAAGAATTTGGTATTACACACGCCAGAGAATTAATGAATTATTTGGAAGAAAAAGAAGATTGGTTTGATTCTCATTTAGCTCAAGCTTCTGTATTTGTAGAAAAATTTACAAAAAAACCAATATCCATAGAAATGGATAGGTCAAACATTGATATATGGAAACAAGCTGAAGCTTTATTTAAAGCTGAAGAAGGATTTGGTGGTAAAGCACCTGATAAGGATAAATGGAATCCAGCTGATATTTGGGTGTTCTATGAGGATACACCTACTTTTGATAATATTGATGAGTTAAATCAATATCTGTTTGACTCTATTGAGAATGAAGATGGCATTATTGGTGTTTCTCTTAAAAAAGGAACTGGTAAATTAGATCTAGTGAATGTAGGTAAAAATCCAGAAATAAATGTAAAAGATATAAAATCACAATTTGGCAGAAACTTTACTTTAGGTGTCGACATGGAATTTTTAGGAGATGGCATACCAGCTGATTTCTCATTATATTTTAGAATATTCCAGGCTAAAGATAATGAAATGATTAGAGGAGAAGCTACAGGTAAAAATGCGATGCAAGGTAAAGTAAAATTAGAAATGATAGATACATTGTCTGGAGGAAAATACGCAGATAGAATTAAAGCAGCAGGTGGACCAAATATTTTAAAATGGGATAAAAACAAAAAGCAATATTCTCTAACAGCGAATGGATTAAAGAAATTTAAAGCTGTAGAAAAGAAATGGAAGAAAATGAGACGATGGAGAAGCATCAAATATAAAAAAGGTACTACACTGGGTGAATACGAAAGAGCTTTTAGTTCAGGCGTAAATGGATTTTTAAAAGAATTAAATAGAGGCCGACCTTCTGGTAGAAAATATGTGGCTTGGAAAGAAAATCAAGGAAAATCTATGATTAATTCTAGATTTCAAACAATAGAAATGGTGTGGTTATTTAATAAAATGCCACAAGATCAACAAAGGAGTTTAGCTGCAGGACTATTAAAATTTGCTAAAAGTATGTCAGATTGGTCAGCAGCCCACGCAAAATTAACATGAAGAAATTAACAGAATATTTAGCAGAATCTAAAAATACTCACATGACACATATTGAGGATTTAATTCTTGATGGAGGAGTAAAGGGGGCCCGCCAAGCTATCCTAGCGCTTAGATCTTTGAGGGATATGTTATCTGGTAATGTCAAAGCACCTGTAGACATTACAGTAAAGTGGGACGGGGCCCCCGCTGTATTTGCTGGAATAGATCCAGAAGATGGAGAATTTTTTGTAGCAAAAAAAGGCATATTCAATGCTAACCCAAAAATTTATAAGAATCATGATGACATTGATGACGATACATCTGGAGACCTTAACTCTAAGTTAAAATTAGCGTATGATCATTTAAAAGATTTAGGTATAACAGGAGTTATACAAGGCGACTTTATGTTTGAAGCTAAAGATCTAAAAAGCGAAAAAATAAATGGCATAAATCATATTACTTTTCATCCTAATACAATTGTATATGCTGTACCAAAAGGTACGCCATTAGAAAAAGAAATAAGTGCTGCTAAAATAGGTATTGTATGGCACACTAAATATGAAGGTGCAACCTTTGAAACTATGACTGCAGAATTTGGAAAAGAAATTGTATCAAAATTAAACTCATCAAAAGATGTTTGGATGGTCGATGCAACTTTACCAGATTTATCGGGTACTGCTACACTTACAAAAAAAGAGACAACTACATTAAGTACAAATTTATCTAATGCTGGTAAAATATTTAGAAAAATATCTGCTAAGACATTAAAAGAAATAGAATCTAATAAAGAATTAAATTTAATAATAAACATTTACAATAATAAAAAGGTACGACAAGGCCAAAGAATTTCAAATACTAGACAACATGCTACAGGTTTAATAAGGTTTGTAACTGACAGATATGCAAAAGAAATTGATAAAAGAAGTTCAAGGCCTGGTAAACAGAAACAAATAAATAATCGTGATGAATTATTAAAGTTTTTTAATAAGAAAAACATAAAAAGTTTAGCTATGGTGTTTGATTTACAGAATTTAGTGATTGATAGCAAACTAATTCTTATAAATAAACTAAACAAACTTTCAAATATAGGAACGTTTGTAAAAACAACATCCGGATTTAAAGTTACCAACCCAGAAGGTTTTGTAGCTATAGATCGTATGGAAGGTGGTGCTGTTAAGTTAGTTGACAGAATGGAATTCTCAACTAATAATTTCAGTAAAGATATTATAAAAGGTTGGGATAATCCTAACTAATGGGAACCGAGGATAATGACATTAAAAACATTCAGCGATTATCTCGCTGAGAACGTAAAAGAGGTAACATTCGTATTTGGAAGATTTAATCCACCTACGACTGGCCACGAAAAATTATTTGATACAGTCAAAAAAGTATCAAAAGGCGGTGCATATCGCATATACGCCTCAAAATCTGAAGACAAAAAGAAAAATCCATTACCATTTAGTGACAAGGTTAAGTTTATACGTAAACTTTTTCCTAAACATGCACGTAATGTTATGGCAGATAAAGATGTTAGAACAGTATTTGATATAGCAGTAAAGCTATACGATCAAGATTTTACTAAAATTACCATGGTTGCAGGTAGCGATAGAGTAAAAGAGTTTGAAAAATTATTAAATAAGTACAATGGTGTTAAAGGCAGACATGGATTTTATCAATTTAAAGCTTATATAAATGTAGTTTCAGCTGGTAAAAGAGATCCAGACTCAGAAGGAGTTGATGGAATGTCAGCATCTAAAATGAGAATGGCTGCTGAATTTGGAGAAGTATCAGCCTTTTCTGCTGGATTACCTAGTAACACAAATCAAAAATTAGCTACTGATTTATATAACGCTGTAAGAAAAGGTATGGGATTAAAGAAAGAATCACATAGACCACATGTAGAGTTACCAACATTATCTGAAACCAGAGAAGAATATGTTGAAGGAAATATATTTAACGAAGGCGAAAAGGTCCAAATGAAAGAAAATGGCAATGTAGGTACTATACAACATAAAGGTAGTAATTACTTATTAGTTAATTTTGGTGAATTTAGAAAAAGAGTTTGGTTGGATTCAGTAAATGAATATTATGAATATGGTTCACCAGAAGCAACTAAAGCTTATAAGAAAGCTACACCAGGTCAAAAGAACGAAAAGAAAATGACCGTTAAGCAAAAGATTAAAAAATCTGGTTATTACAAAGGATTAGCAAAATCTACTAACCAAAAGAGACATGCACAATTTGCTAAACAATCCAAAATGGATGACGATAATCCAGCAGCATATAAACCAGCTCCTGGCGATAAAGAAGCAAAAACAAAAACATCTAAACACACAAAGAAATATAAGCAAATGTATGGAGAAACATTTACATTTGAAGATTATATGGTAGAAAACGAAGGGCAGGCTAAGAAAGCTATTAAGAAAAAAGCTGATAAGTCTGGTATGCCTTATGGAATATTAAAGAAAGTATTTGATAGAGGCGTAGCTGCATGGCGTACAGGCCACAGACCTGGAACTACACCAGTACAATGGGGATTGGCACGAGTCAATTCATTCGTAACTAAATCATCGGGAACATGGGGCAAGGCTGATAAAGACTTAGCCGCAAAAGTAAAGGGGTAAAAAAAATGAGAAATTTTA